TTTAGTACATTCTTCGTATGGCGCTTGTCTATATGTCCCACCATCATGTGGTAAAAAGCTAATGCCTGATATATCGTCAAAGTTTTTCCAAACCCAGGCACCAACCTCAAGCCATTCTTCTTCTTTAACAGATATAGTTACTGAAGGTTTGTGCTCACACCAATTTTTTTGATACATCAACCAAAGCTCAAGATGTTGTATTGCTGTAAGGTCTTCTCTAACTCTAGCACCATCTGGAGCTTTTATAGGGAAAGAGAACACTACTGTCGAATCTGGTTTCATAACACAGTCTTCCGTTGGAACCCCTGACTCTTTTAAGAACGCTGTAAGAGGGTCTTTTTTGTCTCCACGAACCCTACGTATGTAATAAGGGCTATGCCTAGTATGAATGCCAGAGGCAGAGTTAGCAAGCTGACTAACAGTACCACTAGGTTTGACGCAAGTAATAGCAGCAGACTGAGGTATTCCAAGAAGTTTTGCCCAAGTTTTATTAACACCGATTGAGTGGTCTCTAAGTTGCTCAAGTTTGTTTCTGGTGTCATCGCAAACCTCCCCCATCCATTTGTTGTCAAGGATACCCGTAAAACTAACACCTAGCAACCGTTCTTCTTCTGTATTCTTTTTCCATATTTTGCGTAAATAAGGGAAATTTGTAAGGGTTGATTGCCATGTGCCTAGAATAGTAGCGATTTCTACTTTTTCTTTAAGTGTCTCTAACGTATCATTCTCACGTACCACAACCTCTGACAGGTTGCAAAAACCGTATGGTCTAAGCAAAATTTCTGAACAGGGATTTGTTCCCCACTCATAATTTGCATCCCTTCTTCCGTTTTTAGCTACTTGGCGTTTAGCGGCATCTCTTGAGAACATTCCGCGCTCCCCCGATTTGCTTTCATAAAGACTTGTCCATTCTTTTAAAAACTGACTCACATCAGGCTTTTGTTCGTACACAGCAGAGTTATTAGCTAAAGCCCTGTGCCCATTGCCATTCCACCACGCTCCAGATTTACAGGACCGCATCTTATCGTCTTCAAGTTCAGATAAAGAAATCATCGCTGATCTACGAACACCGCCTACTACGACTACTTGGCCTATCATACACATGATGTCGTGACAGTCTAAAGAAGAGAGTTTTCTGCCTAGGTTTTGCTTGAACTTATATATAGTAAATTCAAACAACTGTTTTAATGGATCTGGCCCACTCGCTCTACCACCAAAAGTTTTTAATGGTGCGCCAGCAGGGCGTATTTTTCTAAGGTCGTATTTTGGCACTTCGCCAGACCATAACAATGCAAGTAGTTGTCTATAACCTTTAGCCCATCCTTCTTTAGAATCAGATACCACAATAGTAGTTTCGGACTCAAACAACTTCTCAGGAACTTCGGGTAGTTTTTCAATGTATTTTTGCTCGCAGCTAAATCCCACACCGCAGCCGCACAAAAGAATGTAGGCGGCCTCATCGAACGCCTTCGGATCGTCAATTGGTAAGTAGCTACAATTGTACCCGGCTACATTGTCACGGGCTAACGCTTTACCGCTTGTCATTATTGCTCTCATGCTAGGCACGACTTCTAAGTTTTCTATCGCCCTTTGCACTTTAGTTTTTACATGCGGCTCTATTGTATATCCTGTAGCGCTTTCTAAATGGTTCGCCATAAACTCCATATATCTTTGTACTGTTTCTTTCCAATCCTCTCTTTTATTCTCACTTTCAATGTATCGTGCGTACCTGCTTTTTGCTATGAATTGGCTATAACTGTCCATCAAAACTCCTCCACTTATTGTTCAATTAATTTATGACTACGTATGTGTTTACGATCTTCTTTAGTTATACGTGCTTCTGACTTCCCAAAAATAGATAAACTACTAATGTTATTATAAGAATTTCCCCTATTTCCCGTTTCAGACTTAGGGTCTCTAGCAAAAAATTTCCAGTTTTTTGCTTTGCCTAAAGGGTGTGCAACTTTATACACTACCCCCCGTGTAATTAAACTAGCCATAGCGTTACGCGCAGTCTGTACTTCTATACGCAAGCATTTAGCTATTTCCATAGTAGAATAGCCCTTACCATAGTCTTTAGTTAAATGGTCGTATACCTTTTTACGAGCAATTGGTCCCTTGGCTCTATTTTTCACTCTATAGACCCACCAAATATATGTGTGCCTATGTGGTTAAATTTAAGTTTTGTATTCGCATACACTCTCCCACCATGCTTTCTCCACAAAGCACAGAAATGATAATCCTCAGATAATAGACATCCGGTTTCGTCAATACTTGTGTCAAAGAATTGTTTTGTAAGGGGTCTAACAAACTCTCCCTTTTCGTTTTGTTTTGTCGATGCTCTGTACTCAGGCACATGTGGCGCTAACTTCTCAAACACTTCTCTTTTAATAAGCATAAATCCTGTGCCGCCATGTCGTACCTCCACCATACCATCAGCATCAGGCTCTATTTTCTTCACGTCATGCGGTAGGTTTAAGACAAACGAAGACGAATAATTAGGTAAATCAGCTTTACCTTTGCTCGCAGCTAACGAAACTTTATCCCAATCTAGTTCTTTCTTTGGGTAGATACCACAAGCTACATCTTTATCTGCTTTATACAAAGTAGCAATAGCTTGATCGTTAAAATACATATCAGCATCTATAAACATTATGTGTGAACATTGTGTTTCGTTTAAAAATAATCTAACTAACTCATTTCTTGCACGAGGTATCAAAGACTCATTCATTAGGCTTGCTAACAAAGTCTCTACCTGTAAACCCTTGAGTGTGTTAATAGAGTTCATCAACGCAATAGTGTAGTGTCCTGTACACATACCACCATACATTGGCGTAGCTACTAGAATAGATTGAGCTATTGTTAAAGGAGATATGTTTAGCCCTGCTCGTTCCTTTTGTGATATACCAAAACCATCTCCCAAATCTAAAGCAACCTGTTCAGCGGCAGCAGTTAGTTTCTCATCAGCATCTTTAAGTTCTGCTCTGTCGTATGGAGTTAGACTATCTTTAAACTTCCCTGCGATTTTGTCGTTCATCTACTTTGTCCTTTTCTTTGTTGTGACATTGTTTACACACCCAACCATTTTTATTACGTCCACCATAGTACCCAATCAACTTAAATTCATTACAAGTTTTACAATAGACCCTTGGTTCAACCATCTTTTTTTGGTTTCTTTAGACCGTAAATATCGTAGTCACTTTCCAAGTCGTCCATGAATTGTGACCACATTACACATGGCGTTTGCTCTCCAACATACGCTCCCTCTATATTAAATTCAATATACTCAAGTGCTTCTTCAGCAGTCATACCATCTCGTGCTATAAGTATGGCAACGATCTTTTCGCCAGAATATATAAGACGATCTTCTTGCCTACCACTAGAATCCCAGATGCAAGATCGACCAATGAGAGCTTTGTCTAATCCGTCCATCTTAATCAACTCAGTCATTAAGCACTCCTATTTAAGTAAGATTTAGATATACGATCAATACAACTATTACACTGAAAACGCTTTATCCTACCCCTAACAATATACTTACCTATATCAGGACTCTTATACTGTTGACAAGACTGACACCATTTTTTTATATCTGTCATCGTCTATACTCATCTGCGTAAAGAAACATACATTTTGCTTCAAGTTCTTCATGTGTAATATCAAACTCAGCTTTGCCTAGTGTGTAGCCATCATCACGACCCACTTGATATGCGTGTTGCCAATAGGACTTCATCTGCCCTACATTCATCTCCATAAAAAACAAAATAAGTAATGCCCCAAAAACAAAAGATACTATGTGTGTCATTTTCCCTCCTCTTTTTCTACCAACTTATTTAAATACCACTGCGCTTTTTTCAAGTCTTCTAATCTATTACCCTTGCTACCTGCTCTACTTAAGTATTTAATTATGTTTCCTCTTAAATAGGCTCTAAACCCATAGCCTGTAAGTTTTGCCTCTATAAAGTCTATGGTTTCTATGCCCCCTTCTGTGTAATGCTTGGGGCTATTTACCATGTCACTCATACATACCTCTACCATTATGTTCACAATCTACAACAGGACAATAGTTACGGCACGTAAAATTTTGTTTGGGGTTCCAAACATCACACTCATATGCTTTTTCTAACCTACTTACATCAAAACTAAACTTATCCCATATCTCTTCAACCTGTGTTCTTACATATTCAGTTTTTATTAAATCTCCAGATACCAAAAAGACTAACCCTGCCTTTATATAATTAACTTCTGGAAAGTGCTTAAACGTAGCTAAACTAAGTATGGCTAACTGTTTAATATCAGCGAATCTTGCGCTTTTTCCGGTCTTGTAATCTATAACATATGCGCTATCTTCTTGATACGTTATTATCAAATCTGCGATACCCCTCCACCAAGCCTTTGGACTACCAAATTTACAGGGTTCTAGTTCTCTAGTTAACCCCATTTTATATTCACAATAATTAACACCCTCTATGCTTTTAAATATATCTAAATATCTTTTAAACTGTTCAAACTTTTTAGGTAGTGGTTTTTCGTCTCTCACATAAACTTCTGCGGCCGCATGAACATCCGTACCGTACATCATAGCTTCTGACGTTTCTTGCTTTATATCCCCAACAACTCTTAGCCTGTGGTATTTTCTAGGGCATTGTTGAAACAAAGATAATGAAGAATAAGACCACTTAACCATAAGACTTCCCATAGTATGTTTCACAGTTAAGAGGTAGATCAGGACACCAACTAGGCCTCCAAGTCATACACTCATTAATATATTCAACTGCTTGGGCTGAATCTTCATCCTTAACTACACAAGCAACTGCATCATGTACGGTCAAAACCACTTTATATTTCCTAGCAACTCGTAGCATTTGTTGCCCAATTATGCACCTAGCAACTGCCTGACATATGTTCTCAACTACTTTCCCACCATATATGTTTATACGGTCTTTCTTACTAACGTACGAATACGCTATGTCTCCAGTAGCGGTGTCTATATCTTTTTGTAGTTGGGGGTATTTTAAAGTTAGTTTATTGGGTAGTAAGAATCCTATAAAAGGCACTACCTTAATAGCTTCTTTTTGATTAGATACATCAAACATTTTACCTTTAACTATAGCGTCTAAACTTGTTTGAGCTTTTTGCCAGAATTTAGGTATGTGTGCATACGATTTTCTATAGGTTTGGATAATACCTTTACATTCCGATACACTTAATGTTTTGTTAAAAGATTTAAGTTGGATACTAAACCTAGTAGCCCCCATACCATAACCACAACCCAATATTGTAGTCTTGCCTACGAACCTTTGCTCACTTGTTATATCCTCTACTGGCCTGTTGTATATTTTAGAAGCCATTATCTTATATACATCATCCCCATTTGCAAACGCATCTACCAAATCTTGTTGGCCTGATAACCAAGCTAATACCCTAGCCTCTATTTGTGAAGAATCTGAGTTCACTATTACGTGCCCTTTAGGGGCTTCCATAGCTTTCTTCAACACAGAGTTCCTGGGAATGTTCTGCAGGTTTAGGTTGTCAGAGCCACCCCATCTGCCTGTATGAGCCGCATAATATTTTAGCGGAACTGGAAGGCTGCCCCTCCCACCAATCTCAATAAACCTCTGGGTCCTTGTCTCCTCTAAAGTTGACTTAGTTCCAAGTCTCGCAGCCACTAAAGCCTGTACTTCTGGCAATTCATGCTCCTGTAATTTCTTAAACCCCTCGTCAGTTTTAGAGAAAGCAAAGGTTTTCTTGCCTGTCCTAAGACTTATTTTCATTGGCGGTTCAACCCCCAGCGAAATTAATTTTTCTGCAAACTTAGGGTTAGACATCAAAGTATCTCTATCTGCATTAGCCTTGCTTACTAACTTTTCTTTCTCCAACTTAACATCTTCAAGATTGTTTTCTAGGAAAGGTAGGTTTAACTTGAGAACTGGTTGTGCATACATTTTTATTGTCGCGTCTATCAACTGTAACTCAACCTTTGGAAAACCAGAACCTACCATTATGTCGTATAGCTGTCTCGTGAGCACAACATCATTTTTACAATATTCTCCGTAAGCCTGTAATTCCTCATCAGTAAAATCAACGCGTCTCTTTTCTATAGCTTCGAGGACTTCGGTTCCTTTTTCTCCGATTTCGTAATACTCGGAAAGTCTTTTAAGACTTCCTCCCACTTCTGTACCATGCAAAGCCCTTGCCATGCTAAGAGTGTCAAGCCACCCGAAAGGGCGAATATTAAATTTCCAAGAAAGGATAGCGGCATCAAACATAGTGTTATGAGCGAGGCAAAAACTTTCTTTCCAGTTATATGACAAGAGAACTCCTTGTAGGTAGGCAAAGTCTCCTGCATACCACTTTTCTTCTCCGTTTCCTTGCTTGACACAAAACCCAATGACTTCAAATCTTTCATCTCGTATGTACTCCTCTGTCGTAAGTTTAGATAACGAAAATTTCTTATCGTAGTATGTTTCAAAATCTATTGTTAATATTTCCATTGTTCCCTTTACAAAATAACTGGTTGTGCCCTAACTCTTTAACGTACGTAACCCCTCCATAAATGAACGAAAATGTTCTATGCCGTTTTCGTTGACCACCATGCCGTAACCACATGCTGAACAAATATCTCTAAGTTCTTTTTCTTGTAGCCTAGTAGGTTTGTTACTGCCTGCTTTACACTCAACCGCAATAAACTTTCCTTGATAGCAAGCAATAATGTCTGGTATGCCCGAACGTCCGTACCCTCCTGTTTGAGGTGAGAACTGATAGGCCCCGTAGTCTTTTAGTATTTGTTTTATTTTATTTTTTACTTTAGCTTCAGGTGTTGACATTTTGTACTCTACATTACGACAGATACCTTTAGACTAGCACAAAGAAAAATCATTAGCAACAAACTCATTAGACAAAAAAAAACGGACAATTCGCTTTTACACGAAATGTCCGTCTAAGTGGGTCTAGTTGTTTTATAGTTTAGGCATGCTTGTTCTATAACGTATTTCTTTTTGCACTAGATACGTAATGCCGTTATGCTTAATCAAAGGCAACCTAACCTTGAGTTTAACATCAGTCAAACGATCGGGCTTACCCCATTTCTGTACCGTAAATCCTTTATCTTTTAAATGTTTTAAAGGCTTAGG